TTACTCACTTGTTGTAGCAAATAAAGTGAGTGTGTGATTACGCCCATTATCATTAGCAACTGATTTAATATTGTATCGCTTTCCATCGTATCTCACAGTCTGTTGTGTGGTTATTCCTTTGCGATAACGAATGATAAATCTTATCGGTTCTTCATTTACTTCTAAATCTGATTGAATATATTCACTACCTTTTAACGTCTTTATATCAGCCCACGGTTTAGCTACAACTTTCTCATAAGACATGCCTGCCTCTGGTCCATCGCTTTCAATAATATCTAGTATCTCTATTCGATTATTAAAATGATATGCCATTATTCTCACCTCTAAATTCGACCACGCGGTCGTTTTTGACTTTATATTTGTGGTTAGACTTTTTGACTAACCTAACTATTATTCGATTTCAAGTAATAGTACGAGTCCTTTTTTGACCGTGTAATTTATTAGTTACTCTTTTTCAGAAACAAAATATAATCATTTTTAATTAACATCACATCGCTCTTATAAACTGTTCATAGTTATCAAATAAGCCTACATAAGCATCTAACATGGATGCTGTGCCATCAATTCGACGTTTAGCCGTTTGATTTTTCACAGGTACGATATTGCCATTTCTATCTGTTTGAACGCCTGTATTTGTTAAACACCACTTTAAGATAGGATTATTATTGTAATTGATTTTCTTTTTCTGTAAGTCTGCGCCCATGTTTTGCATAGGCAAGCTCAATGTTTTTGCTCCTTGTGGTGTTCGAACCATTTTAAAGCCGTGTGCTTGCATCTCATCGACCCAATAGCGTGCAGAATAGTTATCGTAGTATATCCACAGAGGTGTGACATCATAGTCATTCAACATCTCTACAAACCATTCTGTGATGTCACTGTAATCAATTGTATTGCCCTCACAGAGCCTTAATAACCCTTGCTCGTGCCATTTATCATAAGGTATTTTATCCTCTTCTACGCGCGTTCTGAGATTATCTTGAGGGAGCCAATACATTTGATGAACATATCTTTGTTCCGTTTCTGGATCTAAAAACAGTAATGTAGCACAACTCAAGTCAGTTGTAATACTGAGGTCAGCGCCTCCTATTGCGTACCAACCTGCAAAATCGTGAATATCAAATGTATCATCGTTGTCGATATCCTCGAATGTAAGCCATGCACTTGTGAGCGTCTCTCTGATGTTAAAATCTTTAGTTAATATTCCTGTTAAGTCGTTAGGATTATTCTTTGCTCGTTTTACCTTACGTTCTAAATCATTCACACGTTTTGATATACCTAATGCTGGATTAGCTTTCTGCCATCTATCAGGAAGTTTAAACTCTGCTTTCTCATCAAGCTCATACATGATAGGTAAGAAATTATCATCCTCAAAATGTCCATCAACAACGTTACAAGCATAGTTATATAAATCATCAAACACTGTTTCTCTATTGGTTCCTGCAGTGGTTATCATTATAAGTAATGGTTGTGTGCGTGAGGACTGCGATTGTTTCATAACCTCATACAAGTTGCGATCGAGTATAGAATGCAATTCATCAATAACCACAAGATGTGCATTGAGTCCATCAAGTGAGTTTGAATTTTTAGCGAGCGACATTAATTTACTGAAGTTGTGTGGAAAATATAAATCACTCTTACGTTTTTTAATGTGCTTTTTTAAGTCTGGGCTTTGCTTAATCATTTCAAAGGCTTGATCAAATAAAATATTAGCTTGGTCTTTTTTCGATGCAACTGAGTACACTTCAGAGCCACTCTCACCGTCTGCAATCATCATATACAATGCTATTGCAGACAGTAAGGCAGTTTTACCGTTCTTACGTGCTACAAGGAAGAATGATTCAGTGTAACGCCGTAAGCCTGTTTCTTTATCTACAAAGCCAAATAACGCCGATATAAATGCTTTTTGAAAGAGTGCGAGCTTTAACGGTTGCCCTGCTAACTCTCCTTTTGAGTGACGACAAAACGACTCTATGAATTGAATAGGTCGCATTGCTTTATCTTCATCAAAAATGTATTCATCGTGATGTTCTATATCACTAACTAACTTCTCATACTGCTTTTTCACACGCTTTGAAACAATAATATTCCCATCTTGTATCTCTTGCCAGTATTCTCTAATATAATTAGGCATTGTTCACAAAATCCACAAGTTCATCGGTTTCATTTTCTTCATCTGGCAAGAGTGAGAGTAATTGTTTTAATGTCGCATTATATTTAGATACTGTTGTGTTGTATGACTTCATAGCAGGATTTTCACGCAAGTAGCTTTGTTCTCCTTGTGTAAAAATGTAGGTTGCACCCTCTTTATTGATTGTTTCTTTAAGGTCATACATTGCCGATTTCATAAACTCTAGCTCTTCAAGTAAATCGAGTGCGATAACCTTTTGATATTTAGATAACTCATTCACTTGTTCTTTAAGTTTCTCTATATTGATTGAAGTATAGGCTTTTTTCACATATATCATCCTTTCATTCACTTATTTAACCCCTAAATATTTAAAAAGTCGTTTAGAGGAAAAGAAAACCCCAAGCTCCGTTTTCCCACGAAGAAAATTTAAAAAATTGAAATGGGGGGGAGAAAAAATTTCAAAAATATTTTCAGAAATTAATTTTTTAATTTTAAAAAATATTTTTTGATTTTTATTTTCGGACAAGATTTCCATTTTCATCAAACTTCAAATCATTTCTTGTCGATTCTGTTTTAAAATGCTCTTTGTTATGACAATCTCTGCATAAGCATTCTAATAGGTCGTGATTAAATACAATCATAGGATTATTAACATTTTCACTGTTCAAATAGGTTTTGTGATGGCAAATACTTGCTAGTTTTCCACAACGTTCACATATATAGTGTTGAGAGGACATATAAGCATCTCTACACCGTTTCCAACGTCTAGAGGTATATAAACCTCTATCAATACTTCTACTCATTGTGTGAGCGTCCTAATGCAGTGAGAGAGACAAGCAAACCATCTATTGTTTTCTTCAATCGTTCGCTATCTTCTGTCTGTGGATCAAACCATAATTGTAATATAAATTTAGATGCAGTCTTTGCTAGTGGATGTGTACTCTTGCCCTCATCCCATTCACATCCAGTTGTAAGATAGAGATACTGTGGAATCGATTCAATTAAAGGCTCTATAATATCGTCGTTATAGTCTCCATCAACTCTCAAAGCATTTCTAGCCTCTTGAATATCAATTATCATGTCTTATCACTCCTTTATTAAGTAAAAGAGCATCAGCAATACACTGATGCCCTCAAATTAGTTTATATTAAGCATTTGATGACGGTTTGCTAGTTGGTGCAGAGAGTTTAACAAACGCCTCATCTACGAGTACACGAGTATCTGCAATAGCCATAGCTCTGTAATCTACGAGACCACTACGGAATGAAGATTCACGAGATTGTTCTAACATAACGCCCTCTGGTAAGTTATAGCCCATGTAATCGAAGTTACCTAAGATTACAGTGCCATCTTCGATATTGTCATCAATAACTACTTCCTTACCTAAGATATGTCCAACCGTTTCATTTTGAGCATCAGTAATAAATAATGGACGACCATTGTTATCAGTTAAACCATAAACTGAATTGTAGAGTGTACCGTTGCTCATTGCGAATTTAGCGTTAGCGCCATAGCCTTGTTTTAATTTAGCAAGTGCTTGTGTGAAATCTGTGTACTTGCCAGTAAGTGGTAAGCTATTATCGCTATCCCATTTGATACCTGTTAGAATGCCCTCTCCTTGATCTTTACCAGTACCATTTACTAATGCGTAATCAATTGTTTCAACTACTGCACTAGTAAGCTCATCAACGAGATAGCTTTCAAATGCTGAGATACTCATTGATTTTACTTTCACACTGATAGAGAATACTTTGATAATTTCATTTCCATCAAATTGTACAAATGCTGTCGTTGGTTTCTCTGCATCTACTTCAGCGCCCTCTGTATGCCATTGCGCTTTATCTGTAGGTGTACCGATAGGAATGCGAATTTTAGTAGGAATGTTAAAGTTTCTAACGTGTCCTACAAGTCCTCCCATTGTACGTGCCTTTCTTACTACCTCATTAAGTGTTTGCTCTGGTAACACGGCTGAAGAGTTACTTGAAGATGAGAAGTTGTCAGCGCGATGTTCTGCATCTTGTTTTTGCATTGCCGTATTGAAAGTGCGTTCTTCTAAACTAGTAAGGTTCTGACCTAACATTTTCTTATAGAATGCACTACGATATTCACGAGAACCAAAGATATTATCTTTAGGTACTTCATACTGTCCACGAATACGTGCGCCTGTAATAGGATTAAATGAACGCTGTTCCTCTTTGTCATTAGAATCTTTGTCATCTTGCTTATCCTTGATATTATGTTTAGCTTGATTTAAGCCCTCGATTTCGATATTTAATTTAGTAATATCTGCGTCTGGATCAGTATCAATCGTACCTCTGATTTGTCCTGCACGTTCTTCAATTTCTTCTAAACTTTTATCTCTATAATGGTTAAATGCCTCTTGCACTGTGTTAAACATTGAATCATTCTCCTTTGTAAAATAGTTTATTTAAGTTAATTTTTGCTTGTTGAATTGCTTTATTTCGCAACTCAGCATCTTGTATTTGCTCCCGTGCCTCAACACTTGCCTCGTGATAAGCAGGGAAGTTTACAACTGAAAACTCTAACACCTTATTAATTTTATTGATTGTGCGTGTTCTGGTATTCACATCGTATTGACTGCCGTCTTTACTACATGTGAAACCGAATGACATGCCCGTCATATCGCCCCGTTTTACTGCCGTATAAACAGAGCGCGCCTCTGGCGTATCAGGTAATACTGCTCTCATGTGCATACCTATATCATCTGTCCAGATATTCATCGTCTTTGGTGATTTTGCTAAAGGGAGCCGAGTATGGTCGTGAGAGATTAACAAACGTGTATCATTGAGCTTTAAGCCATCAAGTGCATTTCGGTGAATTACTTCGGTATAGCTTCCTGTAGGTGTCTTAATGAGTGCTGGTTTATTAAACACTATCGGCGTTCCCTCTAACACCATTTCATTATCTTCGTTTTTGTTAGTCGTTAGTTCAGCACTTCTAATCTCTTTCATGTGGTTTCACCTCTTCTGTATCTGCCATTTGATAGTTATCAGCTAACGTTTTTTTAATGTAATTCAGTGATTGTAATCGTTCATCTCCATCTTTAACACGTGGAAGATTGAGAAGATCTAACGCTTGATTAATCGTAAGAACGCCTAAAGGTAACAGTTCCTTAATTACATTCGTTTTTGATTGGTTGCTAGCATATTGTAATCTTGATGACTCGAAAATAATACGATTGCCAAATGCTTTTTCTCGCTCACTGAATATCTTCTCTGTGAACTCTAAACCGATTTGAATAGAAAAAGGTTCTACAACAGATTCAAAAAAGGCTTGCCAACCATCTTCATCATAAGTGCCATTTACAATAGATTCGCTAATGCCGAGATAATCATATATCTTCGCTTTTACTGTTTCTATCTGTCCTGTATCAATCTGTACATCTGATACGCTTAAAGGATGATATTCCATAGACTGATCAACAGGAACAATACCCCCATTGTTAGCCATCGTCATATAGTTACTCATAAACTCATCTTTTGCCTCTTTGAGTTTAGATGGGCTGAGCGCTTGATTATATTTAAGAATACCTCTAATTTGTGCCGAGTTTTTAATTGCCTCGCTCATGCCCTCATTTTGAGTGTGAGCAAGTTCTATAGCCGAGAGAATAGCCGTATTGTCATCCCCAAGTAATTCATTGTTATTAAAATGACGGCGTAATATAGCCACTTCATCGTAATGTAAGATGACCTTTTCTCCATCTTTAAATAGAAACTTAATATATACTTTATTCGCACCGTCTACGATAAATTCAACGTTTGTAGGTGCTAAAGGATAGAGACTGTCTAAATTGCCTTTATGGTCTTTCTGAACATAAACAAAGGCGTTGTTATATAAAAAGTATTGTGTAGCCACTTTATACAGAAAGTCGTAGCCCGACATATAGGGATTAGGTCTATCCTGTAAGGTACGATTAAGTTTAGATAGATTGTTTTCATCAGTAGCATTAATCACAGTATGTTTGCCCGAGAGTTTAGCCACATGGCGTGCTATAGCATCTACGGCTGATCTAAACACATCATTCTCATAAGCATCTCCAGAGAAGTTAGAGAATGTTGAAATGCCACCTGTTATGAGTTCAAAGTTTTCTGTTTGTTTTTCTTTGATTTTGTCGATTCCTAATATCTTATCGAACCATCTCGGCACATTCTCACATCCTTTTAGAACAAATGTTCTATTTTTAATTTTTGTTCGCCATTTTATTATCTCAATTATACCACACAGGTGTATATAAACCAAGTATATCAATGGTTTAGAGCGTTCGTATTAAATGAAGAAACTCTCTATACTTTTAAAATTAAGTATAGAGAGTAATTATTTGAAACCGTCCCTAATTGTCCCTAATTTTTTTGAGGGTAGGCAAATATATTTTAGTTTGAGGTGTGCACGAAATATTTTAAAAATGCCAGTTCATGCACACCGTGCACAATTCATGCACACCTTTTTTCTTACTGCCACAAGGGGTTAGGGGCAAAAGTGTGCACGAGTGCACGAAAATTCTCAACATACACACAAAATTAATTACTTATTGATTTTTACTTAATTTATACTGAAGTTTATTATTTTTATAATTTCATGCACAGTTTTCGTCTTTATCGTTGATATGACGGCATTTATAGGTGTGCACGAAATATTTCAGTTCATGCACAGTTAGTTTTTAGAATACGCACAAATGGCTTAATAACGGCATTTATAGGTGTGCACGAAATAACATAATAATTTCAATTTCATGCACACTTCCATTCACACCACTTTTATATAAGATTGTTTCGGTTCTCCATGTGGTAACAATGTCGGTTCAAAATATCCTACTTTACTTTGCAAATCTGATACTGAATAATATCTTGCTCTATCCTTTTTCCTTTTCTATTTGCTGTGTGTGTGCAGAGAGTGCAGGAATAAAAGTTGCTACATTTTAAAAAAGTTGCTACAAAAACTCGCGAACCCCCCGTTATTACTGTGAAATAACGCTTAATGGTTAATTGCAAAAGTTGCTACGTTTCAAGAAAGCAACTACAAAAGTTGTTACATATACACAAAGTGACTACTATATATACTACTTTAAAATAAAGTTGCTACATAATCGACACACTATAATACCTTAGCTTACAGGGTTTGTGCTAATTGTGTAGCAACTTTTAACAAATGTAGTCACTTTTATGTTTACTCTCTCCACACAGATTTAATTTTTTTATACAAATTGCTGTCTTTTCTAGGTTCAATAACGTTTGTTGTATCACTATACTTGTCATCAGTATCATGAGGAGCTATATCATAAAGAACTTTACTTTTTTTGTGGTAAAAATCAATCCCATAACCTTTATAAGGAGATCTTACGCGTTCAACCGTGTATCCCAACCTAATTAGCTCTTTCGTAAAACTATGAACCTTCATTACTTCATATCCATATCGTTTAGCCCATTGGCGATAAATTTCATAAGCGACTTCTCGCGCTCTGCCATCTACTGGGTGAATAGGTCTTTCACCTTCCATATCTAGAAAATGGCGTACCGGTTCATTTTCATATTTATAGCTTTGAACTAACTCATTACTTTCATCCACTTTAGTAAATTCGCCTGTTTCTAACAATTCAGGTAAATACTCCAAGCACTTGTTTAACAACGCAGACATTACTTCAGGTTTGTTTAATTTCTTATTGATCCCTAACTCTTTGGGATAGTACCCCTCTCCAAAGGTACGATTCATTGGGACAATCACCATTCTTCTATAAAAGCCGTCTGTTTTGTCACTTGCTTGTGGAATATTATTGCCTGCAAACAGAAGCTTATTATGAGGTGTGAAATCGAAATCTTGTTTACCTTTAGGATTCACATTAATTCGGTTACCTGTCGCGATTGACTTATAATTCCCTGTATCTTTGATGTATGTGTTATCCATATCGTCGTCTATATTAACCATTTTCCCCATCAGTCGTGCCGGTTTAAATTCGTGACTCAAATCTTTAAATTTAAGGGACGTAGTGTTTCTTGTACCGATAAAATCTTGAATTAATTGAAGGATGGTTGATTTACCGTTACTACCGTTTTGAGTTTTAACGCCTGCACTATAAAAGAAAATAGTCTTCCCAATAATATTTTCTTTATATAAACAATACGCTATAATTTGATATATAAGTTTCTCGATTTGATCGTCATCATTTGCTATACTCTTAATAAAATCCTCTAGTTTTTTACTTCTTTTTCTTTGGTCAAAAGTCACATCAATTTTAGACGTCGAAATATGGTCAGCCGAATGTTCATAAAGTTGATGTGTCTTGAGATCCAAGACGCCATTATTAAGCACTAATTTATGAGGCTCTATTTCTTCTTCTTTAAATTTAATAGACATCGCTTTTATTTTATAAAACACTTCACGGTTTTGATGTTCTTTAATGTTCGGCATCTCCATATAAGTCAATTGCCTAATTGTTTCCTCATCTAAGTGCTGATAAAATTCACCGTTATAAAAATGAATGTTTTCGTCAATCTTAATCATATCGTATTTTTTAGCTAGCATCTCACTGAACTTCGTATGATTGAATTTATCGTCCTGTTCAATCTCTTCGTTATACTTCTCTAATAAACGATCATCTATATTCCTTATTTTATCCATCTCTTTTTTCCTCCTTCTCCCGCAAATGCGTTCTTAAAATTGAATTAAATGTTTTAGTTACCTCTTTTTTCTTTAGCGGAGGATTACAACTTTCACCCCAAGCAAGAGCTAACCCGTACACTAAATGTCCATCAACATATCTACGCAATAAATGCCCAATAACTGACGCTAATGCTTGATTCCGTTCACCTTCTACAACTCCGAATGCAATATAGCCCCAGTACCCCGAGCTCCGTTTACTACTTACTCCCTCGACGTGCTGAGATTCGCCCTCAGTTGCATCGAAAGGGTATTTAGCAAGACAGTTGTCCAACTGGGCGCGTGTAATGAATGGTGCATCGTTAATTTTCCAGTGGAAAGGTGCGTCTTTACTACTAATGACTGGTAACGCGGAGAGTTGAATAGGGTTGAAGCATGATTCATCTATCTCCTCTCCGATATACCTTGATAATGCTCCGGCATACTTTGTATACTCCTTAGGCTCTAAAATGTCATCTACAGGGATGAGTAAACGGAATCTAGGGCGTAATTTATCGTTGGTCTCATCAAGCGAGTCGCGGTGCCTATATGTGCTATAGATGAAATAAGCGAAATGGTGCATTTTACTGTGAATATTTTTAATAAAACGATTCATTTCCCCTACATCGTCGTAATCCAGAGAAAACACCTGCCTATACATTACATTTTCATCTCTTCTATGATGACTAAGAATTTCCCCGGTATCATCGTCTACGCCGTCTGCTACATCGCCGTATATAGCCAGCCCATTAGCGTATTTATTATGGCTAATAACTGGACGAGTTAACCACTCGCACCAGTCAGACCATTTTATATTTTTTACTGTACTTGTTTCTTTTGAGTAAATACTCTGATATACTAATAGATGAAGCTCATCATCATATTGTAATTTGAACAAAACCAACCATCCTTTCTTTATGTTAGTTTTTTGTTAGGTGTTTAATTAAATATTTGTCTTATGCGTTATCTGATTCCTCGCCAAAGTTTTCAGGTAACGTTTTTTCTATTTCTTTAAATCTTTCAATGAGTTCACCAAATTCTTTTTGATACATCATCATTAAATCTATCGTTTGTGCATTTTTAATTCTATGTTCGTGATATCTATATCCATGGTTTAAAATATCTTCTTTGTTTAATACATGGTTAGGTTCATGAGTGAAATAATCATCATTAAACCATACGAAAGATGTCACTACATCATCTATTCTTTCTTTTAAAACTTCTAAATCACATAATGCATTATTTAATTCAAAATTCATTATTCAATCACTCCTACATCAATATTTCCTACAATATAATCTAATGCCCATTCTAAAATTCCGATTAAATGCCCTTTTCTGTTAGTTGTATATTTTTCTTCTTTGCCTCTAGCGATAACACTATAAGTGTAAATATCTTGTCTTTCTTTCATCACATCATTAAATGTTTCATTGACTTCATTCAAAATTTGATATTCTTCACTTGAAAACTCTAAATGAAATAATATATTGAATATTTTCTCTGATGTGTTTTTCAATGATTTTTCTATAAATTCTGTTTCAGTAATAAAAGAATCAGTAATATCATTGAAATTTGTAGTTAATTCTCTACTGTGATTTATCACTTTATCCATTTCACGTGCGACTACTGATAATTTATATCTTTGTTCTAAATCCATTTTTAACAACTCCTTAACTAATTTTTTTGCTTATTATAAATTTCTTTAGCTTCAATTAAACTTTCTAAAGTACGCTTGCAGTAGTCTATTTTCTCCAAATCTTCACGACTGAAGAAACTTAACTGACTTTGACTTTCAAATATAATTTCTTCTTCATTTTTAATAATCCAGTCGATAGCGTGCATGATATTTTGTTTATTCACATCTAATTTAGCAGCCATTGTTTCACTCCTATTTCAACGTGATTTGTTTTAAATCGTTATTGTAGACGTCCATCTGTGAGGTGAGACGTTCAAGAAATTCATCAACTTCATTACGCTTAAAGAGGTATCTCTTACCCGCTCTATAGTAATGAAGCCCATTCCGTATGAGCACATGCTCTACAGTTGGTTTACTGAGTCCTACATACTCACATAGTTCCTCATAGCTCATGAAGTATTTCTCTCTCTCTAATTCATCGACGCGCTTATCAATAGCTTGTTGCATCATCTCGCGTGCCTCATCTTCATCAATATTAATGTTGAACATTATTTAGCCTCCTTTTGGTATTCAAGATTTACATTAAAGTTAAAAATTTTTTCAGGTTTCTCTTCTAAACCCTTTGATATTTTACAAATTGTTTCTAAACTAGGATTACTTATTTGATCCTCGAGTTTGTATATAGTTGTTCTACTAATCCCTGTTAGAACGCTTAATTTTGTAATACTGATACCTTTACTGATACGAATTTCTTTTATTCTGTTATTCAAGGTTAACACCTCCTATAAACTTAATTTACTACTATTTGATATTAATGTCAACCTTGTAATACAATTATTTTGAAATACAACGTTGAGGAGGTACATTATGAATAAGTTTGGTAAGAAAATAAAAAAACTACGAGGTCAGGAATCAATAAGAAAAGCAGCAAAAGGTATAGGCATTAGCCATACTTATCTCGATAGTTTAGAAAAAGGCTTTGACCCTAGAACAGGAAAAGAAAGAAAACCAACATGGGAAGTTATTAATAAAATAGCCAAATATTATAATTATGATTTCGTAGAATTGGTTGACTTAGCGAATTTATTTAAGTCTCCAAACGAATTAAACGACGAAGAGCTAAAACATCAAATAAAAAAAATGAAAAAATCTATCAAAAGTCAAAAAAGCACGATGAAAAACACTATAAAATCACAAATATTAGATTTACTAGAGGAAGACATAAGTTTCTCTCAAACTACTTATTTTAAAAATGCATTAGATTTTTTTATGCTCGAAAAAGATTCTCCAAATAAAAGCGAGGATCCCAGAAGTAATAATATATTAGTTATTGCAGGTTTGTTACATCTTTTAGTAGAGAATAAAGACTCACAAAGTAAAGAGGCTTATTTTGATCTCACTAATGAATTTAATGAATTTGTAAAACGTTATTTAGATATTGAAAAAGGTGATTAAATGGCAAGTTTTGAAAAGAGAGGCAATACATGGCGCTATCGTGTCTGTGTAGGCAAAGACCCTAAAACAGGAAATTATAAATACACATCTAAATCTGGTTTCAAACGCAAATCAGATGCTAAACATCATGCTGAGTTACTGGAAAGGCAAATCAGAAACGATGAATACATACCTCCATCTACTTATTCATTTAAAGCAGTAGCTAATGCGTGGTTAGAAGAATACGCTAAAAAGTTTAAGGTTAGCACTGTCAAAAATCGCAGAATATCTATCGCACATGCTATCAACTTCTTCGGGGATAAACCTATCCAATCCATTAAAACTAGAGATTACCAACAATTTCTAGAGCACGTTAGCGATCAATTTAGCAAAAACTTTGTCACTAACATTCACGCCTCTACAAAAATGTGTTTAGATTATGCATACCGTACAAAATTAATTAATAAGCGCCCTTATGTAGGTGCTAAACGCCCTAAAAGAAAAAAGACTGTTGAAGAATTAAGGGACAAGGATATTAGACAGCGTTTTTTCGAGAAAGATGAATTACATGAGTTTTTAAAACTTGCTAAGGAAACGGATGTCCCTAATGATTTCGAGTTGTTTGCCACAATGGCGTATACAGGTATGCGTATCGGTGAGGCAATTGCCTTGAAATGGTCAGATATAGATTTCGAAAACAAAACAATTCATATTTATAAAACCTATTTTAATCCTACCAATAAGCGCAAAAGCTTTGACATATTAACGCCTAAAACAGAGTCATCAATTCGCAAAATAACGGTAGATCAACATATATTAGATTTACTTTGGAGATATAAAAGGGATAAGCAGGATAAATGGCACGATGAATTTTACTTTGAAGAGGATTATATATTTACGAATGTAAACGGTTATCCTATGCCGATGAATAACGTTGATTATTGGATTAAGCGTATCGTGAATAAGATGGATATTGATAAACATATCTCCTCTCACTCTTTTAGATATACGCACTGCTCACTGTTAATTGAGGCAGGTGTTCATATTAAGGAAATACAAGAAAGACTCGGACACAGTAGTATAGAAATTACAATGAATGTGTACGCTCAGATGACAGAAACAGGAAAAAGAAATGCGAGTGAGAAATTCAGTAAGCTCATGGATGGTATTTCAGATGATTTAATTTCTTAA